CGCTAAAAAAATCAACAAAGTTATGGAAAGCCGCTTTGGCGTCAAGATTGATTATGACAATTTGAACTTTCCTAAAGCTTATGTGCTAGCTCAAGGTTTAACAGAAAATCTTGAACGAATCAAGCACAGTCACGGCGTACACGTAGCCGAAAAGAATCCAAAATACATGGAACTCTTAATGGTACGCGAAGGACTACATCGTTGGATGGTAGAAAACAAGCATCAGCTTATCATGGAAAGCGAAATGGGCAAAAGCCAAGCTATCCTGGCTGCCAAAGACATGGTTGATAGTATTCAAGATATGCTAGAAGAAGTAAGCAAAATGCAAAACGAGCAGATGCCTGCATTGCTAGATACTATTCGTGATCAAATTGGAATGGAGCAGGCCGATCAATTCAAAGCCAGTGTTGGTGCATTACTAGCAAACATGGTAACAGATTTGAGCACTGCAAGAGAAACAGCTGACCAAGCTGCTCGGGCACTTGCTGGTGAACAAGTGGCTGCACCAATGGGAATGGATCCAATGGCTGCGCCCGGTGGTGCTCCTGGTATGCCTGGACCAGGCGGTCCTGCACCTGCACCTGGACCGGAAACTGATAGTTTTGCTGCTACTGATGCTGCTGCTGGGCCTAACGATATTGGTAGAGAGAAACGCTAATGCGTATTCGTGAAATTATCGTAGAGAACTTGGACGAATATCTAGACGAAGTTCTCGAAGACGAAGCCGACGGTCGCGGAGATGCCAATTTAATTACTGTATTGGAATTTCTCCGCAATCGAGCGCACGACACTCACATCCAACCTAGAATCAGGGTTGACAGTTTAATCAACTTGATTCAAGGATCGGGAGAACAGCACTTTACTTTAGAAAACTTGTTAGCAGCATATAAAGACAACTCTGTTATAAAAAGTTTAATTAAAGATATAAAAGATGATTCAACTGGAGTCAAGTACGTTTACCTTGTGCCTTTTGCCGATGACCAGGAGTTGGGTGCGATAGGCGATGTTAACACACCAAAAACTGCTCCAGAGCAAACGGTAGATTCAATGGCTAAATCTGCTCTTGCTAAAAGATCCTAAAGAATTTACAATTAATCCAAGGAGAGTATTATGGCTTACTCAGGACAAGTCTTGGATCATTATGAAAATCCAAGAAACGTAGGTAAATTAGATAAAAATGATCCCACAGTGGGAACAGGCCTAGTTGGTGCTCCTGCTTGCGGTGACGTACTACAACTGCAAATAAAAGTCGAAGACAACATCATTACCGATGCAAAATTTAAGACATACGGTTGCGGATCAGCGATTGCAAGTTCTTCGCTGGTTACGACGTGGCTTATGGGAAAGAGTCTTGACGAAGCAGCATCAATTCAAAATACCGACATTGCGGAAGAACTTGCGTTACCACCTGTTAAAATTCACTGTAGCATATTGGCGGAAGATGCAATCAAAGCAGCACTAGCAGACTACAAGGCAAAACATGATACAGTTGACTGATATTGCGGCCAGAAAAGTCAAGCAACAATTAGACAAGCGTGGTAAAGGACACGGCATCATGATTGGAGTTAGAACAACCGGTTGTTCCGGTTTGGCTTATAAACTAGAGTATGTTGATGTGCCGCCTGCGACTAGAGACTGGATGAAATACGACAGTAATGGTGTCACTGTATGGGTAAACGGAAAAGATCATCCGTATCTAAATGGCCTCACAATGGATTACAAACGTCAAGGACTCAATGAAGGTTTTGAATTTATCAATCCCAATGAACGCGATCGCTGCGGCTGCGGAGAAAGTTTTCGAATTTGATAGATATATATAGTGACAGCCAAATAATAGATCTTGATTGGCTACCAAGGATTAAGTTTCCTTTCCCTTATAAAGTTTATCATAGTTTTGAAGATTATGCCAATTCGTCCAGTAAAATTAAATTGGCATTTACTACGCACAGACTTCACTGTGACCATGATATCAACTGTAGTGCATATCAAGGGTTCGAAGATAAAATTATCAAATTAAGTGAAATAAGCAATTATGTTTTCACTATAGAAAGTGAATTACATAATTATCACTGGAAAATTTGGGATCAATGCCATCGTAAAAATGTATATTGGATAGTACCAGGCACAGTCAATGACGTTCCAGAAATGATTGATAATATAATTATCTGGGCCGATTGGTTTAAAACAACAACTGCAATATATAAAGATTTACCCAATCAGCTAGGTTTGTTAAAGCACAATGTAGTTAAATCAAAATATTTTGATGCATTATTAGGAAGTCGAAAACCTCATAGAGACTTTGTTTACAATGCCATTTCTGCCAATAATCTCAATGAGAAAATTATAGCAACTTATGGCGGACATTGGGATGACAATAAGTTTTACGCTGAAGACTATTTCATATGGGAAGATGGAGTCAAGCCCTTACAAAAAATTATAGGAACAGCAGATTATGTTGATTATCATGGTCATTCCGCTCATTTAAGTCAAATAATACCTATAGATGTTTTCAATCAAACAGCATACAGTATTGTTGCAGAAACAGATCACGACAATACACTATCCTGCTTCACAGAAAAAACAGCCAAGCCTTTGATTGCAAAAAGACTTTTTGTAGTATTTTCTGGATACAAATTTTTACACAACTTGCGTAGATTGGGATTCAAAACATTTAGTGATGTCATTGACGAGAGTTATGATCTGATTCTCAACGACACTGTGAGATATTCAATGGCTTTTGAACAAGTAAAACAGCTTTGCAATATGGATCAGAGTCTGGTTCTAAAGAAAATTGAATCTATAGTTGATTACAATCACGATTTAATTATGTCTCAGGATTGGACTAGCTGGGCGGCAAATCACATAAACGATTTGCTTAGATCTTTGGATATCAATTCTGCCCATAATTCATGAGTTTTATCTCCTGGGTGAAATTTATCTTCTTGGAAATCAGATTGTGATTGCGCCAGATCGTAGATAGTGTGCTTTTGTTGATTTAAAAATATCCATTTATCAAAATTAATTTGATTAATAATTGATTTCAACTCTGGAAAATCATAAACGCCAAAATCTCCATTTGGACTAATGTGATCACCTGTAGTCCAATAGTTGACATAACTCATAAACTTATACTTGATCTGTTTAACGTCTAAGAAATTCTGAAGTTTTATAATTTCCATCAAGTTAATGTTAGCTAAACTCAATTTGCTTGAAACTTTATACATTTCGTAAAACATTTTATGAGCCACCGGATTTTTATACCATGTACCCAGCTGTCCACCACTGAAAATCCATCCTAGTTTGTTGTCAGGTAAACGTCTAAAAAACCCATAACTATCAAACAATTTTTCCCAGGCATCGTCTTCCAGGCTAGTTAAATAGTCTAGGCGACTTACCCCAGACCACATAACCAATACCATATCGTAAGTGGTTGTTGACAACTCTCTAATTACACTATCGCATATGTATTGATTACCGGCTCCGGCCTCGGCTAAACTTTTAAATTCCCAGTCTGGATGTAAATTATGTAAATATTTTGGCCAACAAACGTTAGGGCCATCTGGATATTCTGGCCATTGGGTAAAGCTGCACCCAGATATTAGAACTTTCATTGAAATATTTATTGATATGATTGTTAGGACATGTTAAAATTATAATATATGATTACTAAAAAATTTGATTACACCCCTCTTGCAAGAGAAAGCATCGAGGGCAAGCGTCATTACGCACTGCCTGACGGTAGTCGTGTTCCAAGTGTCACTACAATATTGGACAAAACTAAACCACAAGAAGCACGACAAAAATTACAAGAGTGGCGTAATAGGGTAGGACACGAGCGGGCACAGCAGATTACCACAGAAGCTGCCAATCGAGGAACACGTATGCACACGTACCTTGAGCGTTATGTAAAAAATGATGATATAGGGGAATTCCCTTCAAATCCGTTCGCACAGCCCAGCTGGTTTATGGCTGCACAAGTTATTTTAGAAGGATTAGGAAATGTTGATGAATATTGGGGTTGCGAGGTGCCTTTATACTATTCTGGGCTATATGCTGGTACTACTGACTGTGTCGGGGTGTGGAAGGGACAGCCTGCAATCATGGATTTTAAGCAA